AACTGGCTGATGAACTAGCCGGTTGGTGTCACACTAGCACCACTCTCGACTATAAAAAGCTCGAGAGGCGTGTCGAACATGAGGGTGATCAGTTTCTTATGATCACTCTTCCTCGCTTTGGTAAAGACTTCGAAAGGAGTCTTGAACTAGGCAAGGTGGATCGCTCCCTTTTCCAAGGTTTTGCCTGGAAAGGTGGTCTCCCTCTATTTCTAGGGGGTTTCCTCGATCGCGTGTTCGACCGTGGTACTGGACGGTTGCTTGACGAACCGTGCGTGGATTCCATCTTGGCTGTCCGTCAACTTACGTTGATGTACGCCAAGGTCCTTCGTCCTCTTCCTAAGAGGAGGATTGAAGGCGCCATGCGCAGTTACGTTCAAGTAGATGAGGAAGTGAGAATAGCCGATCAGGTAACTCCGCCAGAACTCCTTAGGGAATTCGAGCGGTTGTCGGTTATCCTCTGGGCAGATGTGTTTACTGAAGTGGAGCGAGAGCTCCTCGACGGCACACTTCTACCTAAGCACGGGCCTGGGGTCACGGCTGATCGGCTTCTGGGAAACCAGAAGTACAATCAGCTCGAGTGGCCCCTGAGGTTGGAGGAAGTGTTTCCATTTCTGGACACTGTCCTTCCCAGTCCCTCTTATAAAGAGGAACTTGCTCGTGTCTCCTTCCTGGAGCCCGATGCGGAACGACCCGTAAGGGTCACCGCCGTACCTAAAACGCTCAAGACCCCAAGGATCATTGCAATCGAGCCAACCTGCATGCAGTTCATGCAGCAGGCCATCTCTGAATGCATGGTCCAGAACCTCGAACGCAGGCATGTCGGCATTAATACACGCCGCAACCTCGCGTACGGGTTCGTCGGATTCTCCAGCCAGGACCCAAACAGGGACATGGCCAGGATTGGGAGTCGTGACAAGACTCTCGCGACACTCGATATGAGTGAAGCATCCGATAGGGTTTCGAATCAGCATGTAGTCTCCTTGTTGCGAAGGTGGCCTCATCTTTCTGAGGCTGTCCAAGCGACTCGGAGCACGAAGGCTGATGTACGCGGCTTTGGGATAATACCCTTGGCCAAGTACGCGTCTATGGGCTCCGCTCTGTGTTTCCCGATGGAGGCCTTGGTGTTTACCACCTTGATCTTCGTTGGGATCCAACAGAAGCTCAACCGCCAGTTGACCCGTCAGGACATTAAGTCCTTTCGGGGTCAGGTGCGCGTCTACGGGGATGATATTATTATCCCTGTAGATTGTGTCGACTCAGTGATCCAGACTTTGGAGGCTTTTGGCCTCAAAGTCAACAAGGACAAGAGCTTCTGGAATGGGAAATTCCGGGAGTCTTGCGGAGGTGACTATTACGACGGCGAATGGGTTACACCCATACGTGTTCGACGTGATATACCCTCGTCACTGAAGCGCGCAAAACAAGGTGAAGTTGCGTCACTTGTTTCTCTTCGTAATCAGCTTTACCTGGCTGGTTACTGGAGAACTTGTGCTTGGCTTGATTCTCAGATACGGCCCTTGTTGAAGGGGCTGTTCCCTGATGTCTCGCCCACAATTGCGTGGAGCGGTAGCGATGAACAATTCGCTACAGCCAAGAGCAACCTTCTAGGTCGTGCAACCTTCCTTCCCGTTAAGGGAGAAAGGGAGCACAAGTGGCTGCACTACCCCCTTGTCAAGGGGTGGTACGTCACTTCCCGTCTTCCCAAGGATTACTTGGAAGGCTACGGGGCCTTGATGAAGTGGTATCTGAAGAGGGGTTCTGAACCCTTCCAGGATCCACGTCATCTTGAGCGTGCAGGACGTCCCCTATCCGTCGACATCAAGATAGGGTGGAGGTCTCCGGCCTAGGCCGAAGACGGCGGGAACCCCGGTCACCCAGTAATGGGTGGTCCGGGACCCCGGTGGGGCTTGCCCCACAGGAGGAG